ACCCGACTTTTACTTTCTCTTAGAGCTTGGGGCGCAACGTCCAAGGAAGACGCTAAAGCTAAAGCTAAAGCGATCTCTAAGAGGAATAGTAAATGAGGCCAGTATCAGTCGGACTTAACCCCACAGCTAATACGCTGACAACTGTTTATACAGTTCCTACGGGTTACTACGCCAAGTTTACTGTGATGTACATTCACAATACTGGCGGCTCGACTAAGCACATAACTGTTCAGTGGTATGACGCAAGTGCGGCTACTACCTTAGATATTCTCACTGCTTACAATTTGACTTCTAAAGAATACCTACAGTTTGATGGTGCGGCTTACATTGTTTTTGAAGAAGGCGATAGGCTTCAAATTACTACTGAAGCCTCAAGTTCCTTCAGTTTTATTGCAACATTTGAGGTTCAGGGAGCGCAACGAACATGACCTACTTAGAACTTGTTAACGATGTGTTAGTGCGCTTGCGTGAAAGCACAGTATCTACTGTTGGCGAAACAACCTATTCTTCTTTGATTGGCAAGTTTGTCAATGATGCCAAGCGTCAGATTGAAGATACATATACTTGGAATGTTTTAGCACAAACAGTCACTATCACCACTACTTCTGGCGTAAGTTCTTATGCTTTGACAGGTGCAGGTCAGAAGTTTCGTGTTACTGACGCTATTAACACTACCAGTGTTATAACATTGGATAACACTACTGTTGCGGACATGAACCGCAAACTCAACTTTGGTACACCTTCACAGTCTATTCCTAGCGAGTTTTGCTATAACGGGGTAGATGGTAATGGCGACACAAAGGTTGACTTGTTTCCTGTCCCCAATGGCGTATATACATTGTTGTTTGACCTAATCATCCCACAAGCTAATTTGACTGCTGATGGCACTTCAGTCAAGGTTTTGGATTATTTGGTTACTCAAAGTGCTTATGCTCGTGCTTTGATTGAGCGTGGTGAAGATGGTGGAACAAACTCTACTGAGGCTTATGCTCTGTTTAAAGGAATGCTATCTGACGCTATTGCGATGGAAAGCACTCGTTATCCTGAAGACAACTTTGTGGCGGTCTAATGGCAGGACAACTACAAAGTTACAGTCTCTCAGCACCAGGCTTCTACGGCCTGAATACTGAAGATTCTCCCCTTGATTTAGGGGCTGGCTTTGCTTTGGTTGCGACTAATTGCATCTTGGATCAGTATGGTCGTATTGGTGCTAGAAAAGGTTGGTCAAGGGTTAACTCTTCATCTGGAAACCTCGGTGCTAACGATGTTGGTGTTATCCATGAGTTAGTCCAGACTGACGGGACTCTTACAGTTCTGTTTGCTGGCAACAACAAGATATTCAAACTTGGTACTGCTAATGCGGTGACTGAGTTGACCTATGGCGGTGGCGGTGTAGGCCCAACGATTACGGCATCTAACTGGCAGACTGCTTCCCTGAATGGCATTGCCTATTTCTTCCAAACAGGTCACGATCCTCTGATTTATGACCCCGCTGTAAGTACAACTACTTATCGCAGAGTGTCTGAGAAGTCTGGCTATGTTGCGACTGCCCCTCAAGCAAACATTTGCATATCAGCATTTGGTCGTTTGTGGGTGGCTAATACTGCTACTGATAAAACAACCATTACCTTCTCTGATCTGATTGCAGGTCATGTATGGGGTGGTGGCACTTCAGGCTCATTGGATGTCTCTCGTGTATGGCCTAATGGTGCTGATGAAGTAATGGGCTTAGCAGCGCACAATGATTTCTTGTTTATCTTTGGTAAACGACAGATTCTTGTCTATTCTGGTGCTTCTACACCCGCATCTCTTGTTCTAAGCGACACAGTAGGTTCTATTGGTTGCATAGCAAGGGATACCATACAAAGTATTGGTACTGACGTTGTTTTCTTGTCAGACTCAGGTGTTCGTTCACTAATGAGGACTATTCAAGAGAAGTCTGCTCCTTTGCGAGACTTGTCCAAGAATGTTCGTTTTGACCTTGCATCTTCATTAGCAAGCGAAACATTGGCTAATCTGAAGTCTGTTTACTCAGAAAAAGAAGCCTTTTATTTGCTTGTTTTACCTGCATCTTTTCAAGTTTACTGCTTCGATACCAAGCAAACATTGCAAGATGGTGCTTCCCGTGTAACCAAATGGGACTCTATTGCTCCTACTTCTTTGCGTTCTTTGCGTAATGGCGACTTGTATATTGGTAAGAATGGGTATATCGGCAAGTATGGAACTTATCTTGATGACACAGTAACGTACCGATTTGCGTACTACACAAACAATGCTGACTTGGGAAACCCTAATCAGATATCTATTCTGAAGAATATTACAGCCATTGTTATTGGTGGCTCTGACCAGTTCTTAACTATCAATTGGGGCTTTGACTATTCTGGAGCTTATCGAGCGGAAAACGTCTATATTCCTTCACAGACAAGTTACGAATACGGCACTGCTGAATACAACATTGCTGAATACACAAGTGGTGTGCCAATTAAGACGTTAACAGCAAATGCTTCTGGTGCGGGAAAGATTGTCCAGACAGGGTATGAAACAACCATTAAAGGTGTTTCTTTTTCATTGCAAAAGATTGAAATTCAAGCCAAAGATGGCAAAATGGGTTAAGGAGAAATATCGTGAGTAATTACACAAAAACAGTAAACTTTGCGTCAAAAGACAATTTGTCTCCTGGCAATCCTTTAAAGATTGTAAAAGGTACTGAGATTGACACTGAGTACAACAATATTGCTACTGCTGTTGCGACTAAAACAGACAATGCTTCTGCCAATATTACTGGTGGAACAATCACAGGCATTACTGATTTAGCGGTTGCTGATGGCGGTACTGGTGCTTCTACAGCCGCAGGTGCATTGAACAACCTTTTGCCTACCCAAACAGGTAACGCAAACAAATATCTCCAAACTGATGGCACTAACGCTACATGGGATGCAGTAAGCCTTTCTACTTCTGACATTACTGGCACTTTGCCTGTTGCAAATGGTGGTACTGGTGTAACTTCTTCTACTGGTACAGGTTCTGTTGTTCTGTCAAACAGTCCTACTTTGGTGACTCCCGCCTTGGGAACTCCTGCTTCTGGTACGGCAACTAACCTAACTGGTCTGCCGATTTCTACAGGTGTTTCGGGTCTTGGTACTGGCATAGCTACATTCTTGGGTACACCATCATCTGCTAACTTGGCTTCTGCCGTAACAGACGAAACAGGTAGTGGTGCTTTGGTGTTTGCCAATAGCCCAACCTTGGTTACTCCCGCCCTTGGTACTCCATCCGCTTTGGTAGGCACAAACATCACAGGAACTGCCTCTGGTCTGACTGCGGGTAATGTCACAACTAATGCCAACCTAACAGGTGCAATCACCTCTACTGGCAACGCAACTTCTCTTGGTTCTTTTAGTTCTGCAAACCTTTTGGGTGCTTTAACTGATGAAACAGGAACAGGATCAGCAGTATTTGCTACTTCTCCTACTTTGGTGACTCCTATCCTTGGAACACCTACTAGCGCAACTTTAACCAACGCTACAGGGCTTCCAATCTCTACTGGAGTGTCTGGTCTAGGAACTGGTGTAGCAACGGCTCTAGCGGTCAATGTAGGCTCTTCTGGCGCACCTTTGGTTAATGGTGGTGTGCTTGGTACTCCATCTAGCGGTACTGCAACCAACTTAACTGGTTTGCCTTTGTCTACTGGTGTAACAGGAACACTCCCTGTCGCCAATGGTGGTACAGGTCAGACAAGCTACACAGATGGTCAACTGTTGATTGGTAACTCTACTGGTAACACGTTAACCAAAGCGACTCTAACTGCTGGCACAAATGTGACGATTACTAATGCCGCAGGTGCAATCACTATTGCCGCTTCTGGTGGTGGTGGATCAGGTGACGTGGTTGGCCCTGCATCTTCTACAGACAATGCCTTTGCTCGTTTTGATAGCACAACAGGTAAGTTGCTTCAGAACTCTACTGGTGCAACATTAAGTGATACTGGTGCGGCTGTGTTTACAGGGGCATTAGATGTTCTTGGAAACTCAACTGCTGGCTCTAATTTAAAGCTATACGAAGACACAGACAACGGCACAAACTATGTATCGTTCAAAGCACCAGATACGATTGCATCCAATGTAACTTGGACACTTCCTGCTGCTGATGGCACAAGCGCACAAGTCTTGTCAACCAATGGCTCTGGCACTTTGTCATGGGCTACTGCTGGTGGCTCAAGCCAATGGACAACTACAGGTTCTGATATTTACTACAACACAGGTAATGTGTTTGTTGGGCGAACAACTCAACTTGGTAATTCTAAGGTATCAGTTACAGCGACAGCAAATAATGCGGCTTTTGCTGTTACTAGCACAGGAAATACTGGTTACGTTTTTGATTCAGGTAATTACGGCTTTCTTGATTACAACCCAGCCACTACTACGGGATATTTACGCATCAGTGCCATCAATGATGGTGGGTCATATCAAAACCCTATTCTTTTTGGACACAATACAAACGCTGCTTATGGTTCAGCTACATTCACAGAACGAGCCAGAATTCCAGCCGCAGGTGGTTTTCAATCAGTAGGTTCTATTTCAGTTGGTAACGCTACTCCTACAACAAGCGGTGCTGGCATCACATTCCCCGCAACTCAATCAGCATCTACAGACGCTAATACGCTAGATGACTATGAAGAAGGGACTTGGACTTGTGGAATAACTACTGGTGGTGGTTCTATAACAATGAATACATCATTTGATACAGGTGCTTACACAAAAGTCGGTCGCCTTGTAACAATAACTGGTGAATTCAGAGTTTCTTCTGTTTCTTCACCATCTGGTACAGCCATTATTACCCTTCCCTTTACTGTGGCGGCTACAACCGAAAGGTCAACCTATGCCACAACATCTTTGTGGATGGAAAGTGCTTCACAAAACATGAATACATATTTTATGGTAATCGCCCCAAGCACAACAAGTATGTATATTTATGCTATGGGAACAAACTCTTTTGGGAATGCAGCAAGTAATTTTAGTGGTGATGAACTTTTATTTATAACCATGACATACATGACAACTTAATTAACTAGGTCGGATGGCTTAGTCGGACACTTAACTTAAAAGGAAATAAAAATGGCTTTAACTAAAACTACTGTAGTGGATCAGGTCACAGTAACCGAAAACGGAATCGTTCTCTATCGTGAAGCTACACGCATCATGGAAGATGGCAATCAAATTAGCCAAACCTATCATCGTTTAAGCCTCACACCCGCACAAGACCTAACTGGAGTCCCTGCGAATGTCGTTGCTATCTGCAATACAGTCTGGACTGCTGAATGCATTGCGGCTTATCAGGCGGCACAGGCTGCGGCTGAAGCTGCTCGTAACGCTTAAAGGAAATAGTCATGGCAACACAATCAGAAATCAACGCATCATTGGGGTTGCCTCCTGGTATCAATCCAGATGGCTCTTGGAATGCTCAAGACTACATGGCAAGGCGTACACCTGGTCAAGTTGACACTCAGGCTCAAGTAGATGCGGCTCGTGCATCTGCTCAAGCAGAATTGATGAGAGCACCATATCAATCAGTAACAGATGCCTCTGGAAACGAAGTTACATTAACATCCTATAGACCAGGCTTTGATCCTAGCAACGTCACAACTCAAACATATTTAGGTGAGTTGGAGGCTAGGGGTGGGATGGATACAACCTCTCAATTGTTTAAGCAAACAGCAACTCCTGCTCAACTAGCGGCTAATGCTTCTGCTTATGCTATTGAATTAGCACGATTGCAAGAGATTGATAGACAGGCTGCTTTAGCGGCTCAACAGTCTTCACCACAAACACAACAAGCTCAATCTATGGCAACAAAGTCTTATACAGATGCAGAAGTAAAACAAGCATTAAAAGACCTTAGTTATCTTGATCCTAATGCCTCTATCAATGACATCATTACTGCGGCACAAACCTATGGAATTGATAAAGATAGGGTTGTCAAGAACATAAGTTCTTTTACCTATAACGCTGAGAATGTTGATAAGTTATCAAAGCAGATATTGGCTCAGAACACCACAAATGCTTGGAAGGGTGATGTTCAGCCTGAAACTGCGGCTCGTTACATGGCTGATGATCTTGCCAAGAGTGGTGTTACAGACATCTCTCAAGTTGGCAAAGGTGACACAGGAATCATCAATACAGTTACTGGTGAAAAACTTGTTTCTGGCTATGGTGAAAGAACGAAGGGAAACCTTTGGTCTGGTTCATACGAAGGCAAAGGAAATACTGGTTTTGGTGTGCAATTTACAGAAACTGGAAAGCCTATCTTTTATACAGAAGGTGCATCATCAAGCACTTTGAAAAAAGACTTACTTAAAGCCGCAGTTATTGCGGGTGCGGCATTTGGAATTGTTGGCCCTGAAGCCTTTTCTGGCATATTTGGATCAGCACCAGCGGCTGCAACAGCTTTAGGAGCAGAAGCGGCTGCAACAGGTTTGACACTAGCTGAGTTGGGCGGTACTGCGGGTGCAGTAGGTGGAACAACAGGTTTACTAACTGGTGGTGCAGGAGCAACCGCCTTGGGAACAGGTCTAACGGCAGGTAGCAGTCTTTCTGGTTTAACGGCAGGTAGCACCCTTTCTGGTCTGACTGCGGGGACAGGGGCATTGACAGGTGCTAACACATTGCTTGGCGGTGCGGCACTTGGCACTACTCTTGGCGGTTTAACAACAGGTGCAGGTGCATTGACTGCGGGTGCTTTAACTGCTGGAACAGGTACTGGCGCTCTTACTACCTCACAAATAGGCTCTTTGCTTTCAGGTGGATTGACTACTGGTGCAGGTCTTCTTCAACAACAAACATCTCGTGAAGCGGCTCAAAGAGCGCAACAGATGATTGATACTGAGACTGCTGCCGCTAAACAAGCTGCTGCATTTAGACCCGTTGGAATGACAACTCGGTTTGGTACTTCGCAGTTCACAGTCGATCCAGTAACAGGTCAATTGACAAGCGCAGGATATACCGCAAGCCCAGGTGTTTTGGAAGCACAAAATCGTTTGGTTGCTTTGGGCAATCAAGGCTTGGCACAAGCAGAAGCGGCTCAAGGTCAGTTTGCTCCTTTGCAAACAGGCGCACAAAGGTTATTTGGACTTGGTAATCAATACTTGGCTGAATCGCCTGAAGCCGTTGCTCAAAACTATCTCAATCAACAGATGGCTTTGTTGCAACCAGGCAGAGAGTTGGAGTTAGCTAATCTGCAAAACAAACTGCAACAACAAGGTCGTGGTGGTTTGGCGGTTGCTCAAGGTGGTACTTTGGGTGCTACTACTCCTGAGTTACAGGCTTTGTATAACGCTCGTGCTACTCAAGAGGCTCAACTGGCGGCACAGGCTCAACAAGCAGGTCAGCAACAGGTTGCCTTTGGTGCGGGATTGCTTGGTACTGGCGCACAGACTATGGGTCAGTATTACGCAGGTCAACAAGCCGCTTATGCTCCTTACACAACTGCTTTGGGTCAATTTACAAACTTAGAGCAATTGGCACAACAGCCTTTGACAATGGGCGCTTCTCTTGCTCAACAATCTGCTCAAGCAGGTGCAAATATGGGTCAATTAGGTTTGCGTGGCGCTCAACTAAGTACTGCCTTGGCTACAGGTCAAGCCGCTACAACTAATCCTTATGCAACAGTATTGAGTGGTTTAGGCTCTTCATCCACATTGGGTCAAGGGCTAGGTGGATTGCTTGGTGGTGGACTTCAATCAGCATTTAGTCAAACTGGAGTAGGTTCTTCAGGTTTTGGTTCTGGTTTAGCTTACGGCAACCAAGACCTCGGATTATTCTTGTAAGGATTTATCATGGCTGAAAATATCGTAGCGGGTTTGTTTGGACTAAACCCACAAATGTATGGTGAGCAACAGCGTAGAAGCGCCTTAAGCGAAGGTATTGCTCTTGCTCAACTAGACCCTGCGGCTCGTGGTGCGGCAATGACCTATGCGGGTGCTAGAGGTCTTGGTAACGCTATCGGTGGAGCATTAGGTGCAGAAGACCCACAATTGAAGATGATTAGTGCTAGAAACTCTATTGCTCAACAGATAGATCAGTCTAATCCTGAGTCAATCTTGCAAGGCGCTCAGATGTTGGCACAGATGGGTGACCAACAAGGTGCTATGGCTTTGGCTCAGTATGCTCGTCAAGCACAAGGTGATGTTGCTCAAACAAAACAAAGACTAGCGGCTGCGTTAGCTTCTACGGCTCAAGCAACTCGTGAGCGTCAACAAGCGATTCCTAACGATATTCAGATTGCTACTGAGATTGCCACTTTGGAAGACACACTCTCTCAAATTGAGGGCTTACCCGCAGACCCAGAGCGTACTCGTGCCAAGAATTTATTGACTACTCGTTTAGCAGAATTAAGACGCTTGACTGCTAAAGGCGAAAAAGACAAGCCTATAGCATCTGGTACAGATAGAGATGCGTATTCACGAGAAATGTATGACAACAAAATATATGTTGATTTAACGCCAACACAGAAGGCAGCAGTAAATAAGCGTATTCAAGATGAAGAAGGTACAAAAGCAGAAAAAGGCGCTTCCAAAACTATTTTGCCTGGTCAGCCAGTAGCTCCAAAAGATTGGATGGACTTTACCCAAAAGGTTTTGAGTAGTGATCCAATAATGCAACGCACTTCTACGATTCTTTCTGATGCACCAAGTGCTATTGAAATTATTAGAAACTCAAGAAGCAATGATTTTGCTGCTGCTTCTTTGCCAACTTCGATAGCATTGTTGACAGGTCAAGGTAAAAATATGTCAAATGCTGATGTCGATAGGTTTGCCCGTACTGGTGGACTTGATGATCGTTTAGCACAAGATGCTGTAAAGTTCTTTACTGGTAGAACAACTGAAGTTAAAAAAGATCAAGCAGAGAAGTTTGCTATTGCCCTTTATCGTGGCGCATTGATTGAGCGCAAGAGGAAGCTAGAGTCAGCAGCAGAAGAGTTTGGTTATACCGAGTCACCAAACTACAAAGTTGCATTAAGAAATATTGACAGTCAACTTGCTCAGTTTAAACTTGTCAAAAAAGGTGAGAGCGCACCAACTGCAACAAAAACTGGCAATCCTTTGATTGACAAATATCTGTTCCCTCAAGCGGAGAGTAAATAATGGCGACTTACGAACAAGTGATGGAAGCCCTGCGTAGAGCAGATGCAGAGGGTAATGTAGAGGATGCTCAAAAGTTAGCGCAAATGGCTACAACGCTTCGTCCAGAAGGCGCTGGTGGTGGTCGTGGCTTGATTGGTGGCCCTACTGCTGAAGGTAAAGCTAGAGCCGCCACAGGACTTGGAGAACTTCTGTTTGAAAGTGTAAAGAAGGGTGTTACACAACCATTTGCTAGGGCTACAGCAGGTAGTGCCATGCAAACAGGTACATTTGCTGGTGCTTTTCCTACTCAACCAGAACTAGAGCCAATTACTACTGAGAGTGTTCAGCGTGGCATGGGAGTAGACACAGGTATTCGCCCCGCAACAGGTACACAGCGATATTTGGCGGCAGGTGTAGAGGCTTTGGCAGACCCTACTAATTTAATTGGCTTACCAGTAACTACAGCAGGTCGATTGGCTCTTGGAGCTGGTTCT